GATTTAGTCCTCAAATTCTATCCAGATGCGGAAATTGCAGCAAATCAACCAGTAATAGTTCAAACATACAGCGAAGTTATCCAAACTGAGAGAGATTTGAACAATGTTGCAGAGGTGCTGACTTACGGTCCAGTGAATGAAGAATTGTTTGTTTCCGGTTATAACTCAAGAAATGGTGAAAGAAGTAATGCTACGGCATTTGATTTAACCCACGAAACAATCCCAGTTTTTGCTAAAACATTTAATCCTGCATCTTCATCTGTCCTTGATCAAGGAACTGGAATCTTCACAATTGATGATCACTACTTTAACACTGGAGAAAGATTGATCTACGAAGCTGGATCTACTTTTACTGGTGTTGCGGGAACTGTTATGAACATTGCTGGATCTTCTGTTGGATTATCAACCGAAGTTTATGCAATTCGCATCAATCCAAACCAGTTTAAATTGGCAACTAGCGCAGCAAATGCAAGTGCTGGAACTGGAGTTACTTTTACAGATCCAGGTGGTGGAAATGCACATACTCTTGAAATGTATAAGAAACTTAGCAAGTCTCTCATTTCAATTAATGGTGTTGTACAAAGTCCAATTGCATTTACACCGATTAATTATGATTTGACTAATCATGGTGGTACGGTCTCTGCTGCAACTTCATTCTTCTCATTGACTGGTATTTCATCGATTCTTCCTGGTGATATCCTAAAAGTTAATGAAGAATATGTAAAAGTTGAGGGTATTGGTATTGGAACAACATCCCTTGGTCCAATTACTGGAGTAGGAAACTTCAATCTGGTAAAAGTTGAAAGAGGATTCGTAGGATCTTCAGCAACTGATCACACTGACGGTGATAATGCTAGAGTTTATATTGGATCATATAACATCGTCAAGAGCAAGATTCACTTCTCAGAACCACCAAGAGGTGATCTTGGACAGTTGATTGGTTTAGATAATCTGACTAAGACTAAATCTTCATTTGGTGGAAGAGTTTATCTGAGACAAAATTATGATACTAACCAGGTATTTGATAACATATCCAAATCATTTACTGGCATTGGTCAAACATATACAGTAACTGTTGGTGGAATCAATACCACAGGAATTGAGACTGGAAGTGGAGTTCTGTTCATTAATGACATATTCCAAACTCCAACAACTGATAACAACGTTGGAAACAATTATGACTTTATCCAGGGATCTGCAGGAATCTCTAGCGTCGTATTTACTGGAATTACGTCATCTAATGCACAATTGATTCTTTCTGAAACTGACATTAATAAGAATCAATTACCAAGAGGTGGAGTTATTGTTTCACTTGGTTCGACTTCAGGTCTTGGATTTGCTCCTCTTGTAGGTGCTGCTGTTACAGCAGTTGTGTCTGGTGGTGCAATTCAATCAGTTGGTTTAGGATCAACAGATATTCATGGATCTGGTTATCGTGGAACAGTTGCTATTGCTATCACAGAATATGGTGGATCGCCAGGAAGTGGTGCAAATGTTACTGCTACTGTTGGTGCTGGTGGTACTCTGATCTTCACAGTTGCATCTGGAGGATCTGGATATACAAATCCAATCGTTAGCATTCCTTCACCATCATATGAAAATCTACCAATTATTGGTGTTTCTCGCCGTGGAATTGGACCTACAACAGACACTGGAGAAGGTTTACTGCTCACCGTTGATGTTGGTCCAGTATCTACTACTGGAATAGGTTCAACACTATTTGAAGTTTCATCCTTCAAAATTTCTAGACCTGGTTATGCATTTAAACCTGGTGATAAATTTAAACCAGTTGGATTGGTTACAGACGCTGGTTTGGCAGCACCACTTGCAGATTTTGAACTTGAAGTTCTTGATACTTTCTCTGACTCTTTTGCTTCCTGGACGTTTGGTGAGTTGGACTTCATTGATCCTATTGCATCACTGCAAAATGGATCAAGAACTCGATTCCCACTCTATTATCAAGGAGAACTTTTGAGTTTTGAAGTTGGTGATGGGGACGCTGAAATTGACCTGAATGCTGTTCTTCTGATCTTTGTTAATGGTGTTGTTCAGGAACCAGGATCACATTACAACTTCTCTGGTGGCACATCGTTTACATTCACCGATGCACCTAAAGCGGAGGATAAAATTTCCATCTTCTTCTATAGAGGAACTCGTGGAACCGATAGCTTCTCAGTTGAAATCATCGAAACAATCAAAGAGGGTGATGAACTGCAACTTATCAAATATGGTGGAGTAGACGCACAACAACCAAGAACTATTGTTGGTATTGTTACTTCCGACTTACTTGAGACTAACCTTTATAGTGGAATTGGAGTTAGTGATACGACTGCAAGACCATTTAACTGGATCAAGCAAAAAGTTGATAAGTTTATTAACAATGATTTTGTTTATAAGTCTAGACCATCTATCGAACCACTTGTTTATCCAACAGCAAGAATTATTGGTGACCTCACATCATCATCTGGAGAAATCTTCGTTGATGATGCACAGTTCTTCAACTATGAGGAAAATGAATCTTCAATCGTTATTAGCAGTGTAGACGCATTAATTATCAATCAAGGTGCTGCTGATCCAGTTGCTGCAGCAATCACCGCAACGGTTTCTGCTGCTGGAACAATCAGCGCATTGACAATCACTGATGGTGGGTCTGGTTATGTTGGAACTGCTATTACCGTTTCCATCGCAGCACCAAAACTGGTTGGAGTTGGAGTTGGAACTACTGCTTCTGCAACAATTCCTGTTTCTAACGGATCTTTAAGTGGAACTGCTAATATCATAAATCCTGGATTTGGATACACATATACCAATGCACCTAAGGTCTTAGCACCAACAAACAATGTTTCATATGAAAATGTAACTTCTATTGATATTGTACAAGGTGGTAGTGGAATTGTAACTGGTATTACAACAGTTGCTGGAAGTGGTGGAACTGGTACTTTGGGTCTTAAGTTCTTCCTGAATGCCTCCAGTGCTTCAGAATATAGTAACATCAACAACGGTTATCCTATCTTGATCGTAGACACGATAGTTGGATCAGGTGTAACTTCAGTTGATGGTCCAGATTCTGCTGTTGTTGGAATTGGCACAACATTTGTTGATAACGTTTATATTGTTAGGTCGTTCTCTTCAGCAGCAGCAAATGCAGAGTTTGTGGCTGACATTCTTTCAACTACAGCGTCCACAACAGAAATACCTGCAACAGGATTTGTTACTTGTGGAAGATTCTCTTGGGGTCGTCTCGCTGGAATTTCTAGATCTTCCTCGCCAATTTCAATTGGTGTAACTGGATTAACTTTCTCAGGACTTAGCACCTATCCAACAATCCAAAGAAGATCCTTTGGACATAGAGATACTGGTGCCCTTAGAAACGATCTAGGATAAGTTATAAATATAGAAAAAAGCTAGCACGATGGCGGCAATTGTAACAGATCAGTTTAGAATATTAAATGCGGGAAATTTTGTAGATTCCGTCACCAATACTTCTAATTCATATTATGTTTTTGTAGGACTAGCAAACCCAACTGCCAGTGGATTTGGCAAGTCTTCCTCATGGGATACTGATACTCCAAATCCAATTGATAATTTTGATTATCAGGGTTTTGTTGGCGACAACATGTCCTTTGGTAAAAAAATAACTTCTTCAAATGTTAGAAGGGTTGTTAGAAGAATTGATTGGACAAGAGGGACTCGTTATGAGATGTACAGGCATGATTATAGTATAAACAACTTGTCACCAATCACAAAGTCCGCAAGACTTTATGATTCAAACTATTATGTAATGAATAGTGAGTACAAGGTTTATATTTGTGTTGATAATGGATCATCTGGGATTTCCACAACTGGAAATGCATCACTGGATGAACCAACTTTCACTGATTTGGAACCATCAAGTGCTGGAGTGAGTGGAGATGGATATGTTTGGAAATATCTTTTTACAGTAACACCTAGTGACATTATAAAATTTGACTCTACAGAATATATTACTGTCCCAAATGATTGGTCAACGTCAACAAACGCACAAATAGCTGCTGTTAGAGATAATGGCGATTCATCTGTAAATGAAAATCAAATAAAGAAAATTTATATTGATAACAGAGGACTTGGGTATTCACAAGGAACACACGAAGTTGATATTTTAGGTGATGGTAGTGGTGGAAAAGCAGTTCTCGATGTTGATAGTAGTGGAAGAATAACTAGCGCAGCAGTTTCTTCAGGTGGAAAAGATTACAGCTTTGGAATTGTTGATCTGGGATCTATTAACTCAAACTCCACAACTAAAGCAAAACTTATTCCAATCATACCACCTTCAAAAGGACATGGGTATGATATCTACAGAGAACTTGGCGCTGAACGTGTCTTGTTATATGCAAGATTTGACGACTCCACCAAAGCTTTTCCCGTAGACACAACAATTGCACAAATTGGAGTTGTAAAAAATCCAACGTCTGTTGGTTCAACATCAGTTTTTACTGATAATCAGTATTCATCTCTGGGTGCAATTAAGTTCTCTTCAACGACTGGAACTCTTGCCATTGGTGATGCAATCAAACAGACAGTTACTGGTGGTGTTGCAAAAGGATATGTGTTCTCATATGACACTGAGACAAAAGTTTTGAAATATGTTCAAGATAGATCATCATTCTTAAATCAGACTACTTTTGATCAAACTGATTATGTTGGAGTTTCAACTTCAGCAAAAGTTTATGAGTTTGCATCAAATGCAAATGCTGTAACTAGTACTGGTGGATTCTCTGGATCTGTTGATACTGGATTTACTGGTGTTTCTACAAATCCAACAGGATCAAAAATTATTGCACTTGGAGTCCAATTTACAAATGGAGTTGCTACTCCT